AAACCAAATCCTTTACGGCAGTTGGTGATAGGAAGGGTGATTTTGATTTATGGAACCAACACAATGCAGTTAAGGGTAAGAAGCTATTTATAACTGAGGGTCGCTTGGACGCTATGTCATTACATCAAGCCATAGTGGACAATATGCCCAAGAAATACCTGTCCAAAGAGCCAGCGATTGTATCTCTTACACGCGGTGCTAGTTCTGCGGTTAAGGATATTATAGCTAATCGAGAGTTCGTAGAAGGATTCGATGAGGTTATCCTATCTTTTGATTCAGATGACGCTGGCAAGAGAGCGGTAAAGGAAGTACTACGCACATTCCCTAGATTTAAGGTGGCTAAGTTATCTGAGAAAGACGCTAATGACATGCTACTTAAGAACAAGGGCAATGAATTGTACCTATCCTGTGTGTGGGACTCTGAATACGTTAGACAGGGTGAAGTGGTAGACGTTAAGGATATTATCGTTAAGGCTATGGAACGCCCACAAATGGGCATCAGTTTCCCTTGGCCTACTGTCACCAAGGCAACCTTCGGGATTAGACCACACACAATTCACGTAGTAGGTGCAGCGCCTAAGATTGGTAAGACTGACCACGAACATCAGTTAGTTCACCACCTCATTTACCAAGAGAAGACTAAGGTTGGTATGTTTGACTTGGAGAATAGCCCAGTGCGTACTGCTAAGAAGCTGGCTAGTAAAGAGGCTAGACTAGATTTTACCCGGCCAGATAAGGAATACGAAGACCAGCTACTACACGATACATTGGTGTCTATGGACGGTAAGGTTAGATTCTATGACAGGGGTGCTAGTAGAGAGTGGGAGGACATACGGATAGCCATCGAGGAAATGCACCTTATTGATAATATCAACATTTTTATTATTGACCCATTGACCGCATTAATCAGTAGGTTTGCTGCAAGTGAGGCCAATGACAAACTGAATGAAATTTGTACGGACATGGCTGACCTTGTGAACCTCTACCCTATTACTATATTCTGTTACAGCCACGTAAACCCTAAGCCTAAAGGTGCTAAACCTCATGAGGCAGGAGCTAAGGTATTTAGTTCGGAGTTTACTGGCAGTAGAGCTATGGAAAAATGGTTTCACTACGGCCATGCCATTAGTAGGGACAGGACTGATGATTGTCCAGAAGAAGAAAAGAACATGAGCAAATTCTACATGCTGTTTGACCGGGAGTACGGACAGTCGTACAATGCAGACGTATACTTTGATGAGCCAACGGTAACTTACTTAGAGGCAACTAAACAATGGTAGCAATAAATAAAGATAAGGAAGTGATACTTACTCAAGAAATACTAAAGGAGAGATTACACTACGACAAGGATACTGGCATCTTTACTTGGCTTAATGTTAAGGTAAACGCAAACAAGGCGCGTGGTAAAGTTGCAGGTAATACTAACAAAGTGTCTGGCTATATTGTAATAGGCCTCACTCCAACGGATAAGACCTATTGGTATACGGCACATCGGTTAGCGTGGTTGTATGAACACGGGGAGTTTCCAAGTTCTGGTTTAGACCATATCAATCACGATAGAGCCGACAACAGGATAACAAACCTACGTATGGCTACTCAGAGAGAAAATGTGAGAAACAAGAGTATGGCTTCTAATAACACTACTGGACATACTGGAGTATCCTTTAATAAAGCTACGAATAAGTACTTTGCTTACGTCCATGCCGATTATAAACAAATTAATCTAGGCTATTTTGAAAACATAGAAGACGCAGCTAAAGCAGCTAGAGAAGGCAGAGCGCATTACGGCTTTCACGTAAATCACGGACAAACTAATGACTGATTGGGTTATAGACATTGAGACTGACGGCATAGAGGCCACAAAGATACACTGTATGTCTGTGTCTGGTATGGCAACTATGACTAGCTATGAAAGCATTACCAACTTCTTAAACAGCTTGTCCACTGAAGACCGTATCATCGGCCATAACTTTATCCGTTACGATAAGCCAGTGTTGGAACGCTTGCTGGGTATAAAGATTAAGGCACAGATTGTGGACTCACTAGCCTTGTCTTGGTACTTGTACCCTGAGATTGCCAAGCATGGCCTAGCGCAATGGGGCGAACGCTTAGGTATTGCCAAGCCAGTAGTCGAAGACTGGGAGAAAGCTGACCTGCAAACATACGTACATCGCTGTGAAGAAGACGTAAAGATTAACCACAAGCTATGGCTTATCCAAGAAGAGTACCTAGATAAAATATACAATGGTAATCCTGACAGGTTGGTTAAGTACTTATCACATAAGATGAACTGTGCCGCAATGCAGGAAGCAAGTAAGTGGAAGCTGGACGTAAACAAAGCCAGTAATTTACTTGACGAACTGTTAGGAAAGTACACAGTTGCAGTTGATGACTTGGCTAAGGTAATGCCACGAGTACCTAAGATTGCAAAGCGTAAGCGTCCAGCCAAACCATTTAAGAAGGACGGTACATTGTCTGCTACTGGTGAGAAGTGGCAAGCACTGTGTGATGAGCGTGGCTTAGACTTTGCTCACGAGGAGGTAATCGAGGTGGTGGTAGGGCACCAAGAGCCTAACCCAAGTAGTGTACCTCAACTGAAAGCATGGCTGGAAAGCTGTGGCTGGGTTCCTGCTACTTGGAAGTTTAAGAAGGACAGTGGCAAGGTAGCACAGATTAAGAAGCCAGACGGTGACTTATGTGAGTCAGTGGTACGGTTGATTGAAGACCACCCCGAACTAGAACACCTACACACAATGACAGTGGTTAAGCACCGCATTGGTTTAGTGCAAGGCTTACTGGATAGTGTGGACGTAGATGGTTTTGTTAAGGCAGAGATACAAGGCTTGACTAATACGCTACGTTTCAAACATGCAGTGTGCGTCAACCTGCCTTCAGAACGTAAGCCGTACGGTAAGGAAGTTCGTAGTTTATTTACAGTGCGTAAAGAAGGACACACATTATGTGGTTCTGATATGGCTAGTTTAGAGGACAGGACTAAGCAGCACTATATGTGGGACTATGACCCTGAGTACGTTAGGGCTATGACCACTGAAGGCTTTGACCCCCACCTTGACTTGGCATTATCGGCAGGTGCTGTTACACAGGAACAGGTGGACGAGTACAAGCTAGGCAATAAGACTGATGATGTAACACAACTACGTCATAACTATAAAGGTGGTAACTATGCCTGCACGTACGGGGCTGGTGTTGCTACGTTATCTCGGCAGTTAGGTATCAGTGAGGCTGAAGCAAGTAAGATACATAAGGCATACTGGAAACGTAACTGGGCACTGAAAGAGATAGCAAAGAATACAGGGGTGCGTAATGTAGGTGGTGTACTGTGGCTATATAACCCGGTCGCCAAACTGTACTACTACCTCAAGACCGAGAAGGATAAGTTCAGCACACTCAATCAGGGTACGGGTACATTCTGCTTTGATATGTGGGTTGCCTTCATTATCCAGAAGCGTAAGCAGCTAACTGCACAGTTTCACGATGAGGTTATCTTGGAACTACAGGAAGCTAAACAAGAAGAAGTATCATTACTATTAAAGGAGGCTATACAAAAGGTAAACAAACTGTTAAAGTTAAATCGTGAGTTAGATTGTGACGTTTCATTTGGCACAGACTATTCACAAATCCACTAAAATATGGTATAATATACTGGTACAATTATTTTCCTTAAAGGGGTAAAAATATAATGGCACTAAATAGAACATCACCACAAGCTGAGTCTACCAACTCCACTGTTGAGTACACAAACCTAGCGGAAGGTGAACACGAAGGACGCTTAGTTTATGTGGCCGACTTAGGCTTACAGGAACGCAGCTACATGGGTGAAGAGAAGCCACCAGCACAGCAAATCTCATTGGGTATTGAAGTAATGGGTAACGCTGTAAATGTTGATGGCACTATGCGCCCACGCTTACTGTGGACTAAGCCGTTTAACATCTTTCAGAAGATGGACGAACGTGGCAATGAGTACAAGTACTTCAAGACCTTTCAACCAACTGCACAAGATGGACAGGTTGCTGATTGGGATTCAGTACTAGGTACACCGTGTAACGTAATTGTTAAACATCAGGTAACTGGTGATAGAACTTACGATAACATTGACTCAATCACCCCAATCCCTGCGAAGTATCAAGACGCAGTAGCAGCTTCGGAGTTTACTGACGCTTGTGTAGGTGACTGTGATGATGAGAACAATGCAGCACAGAAGGCTATGTTTGGTCTAGCCCGGTACGTATTTGAGAAACGCATAAGCCCAAAGTCTAAGCCAGACCTAAAGGTTGTAAGTGCGGCTGAGTCAGGTGCAGACGTAGAGTTTTCAGACGACATTCCGTTCTAATGAAACTCTTAATTGACGGCGACCCTATAGTTTACAGGATAGGGTTTGCTTGTCAGAAGAAGGATAAGGAGACGGGGTTAGTTACGGCTGACCCTGAATCCCACACCCTTCGTTCCTGTAAAGTTTTTCTAACCCAACTAATTAATAAGACAGAAGCAGACATCTACAAAATTTACCTAACAGGTAAGGGTAATTTCAGATACAAAGTTCGCGAAGACTACAAAGCAAATCGCAAAGGTACTGACAAACCAGTACACTATCAACTTGTAAGAGATTATTTAGTCAGTAATTTTGCAGCCCAAGTGGTTGACGGTATGGAAGCTGACGATGCAGTAGCATTAGAACAGACTTCAGATACAGTGATAGCCACTATCGATAAAGACTTACTCATGGTTGAAGGAAAGCACTACAACTACGGTAAGGGTACATGGGCTACAGTCTCAGCCGAAGAAGGCGAATACTTTTTCTACAAACAGATGCTAACTGGTGATAAGGTTGACAACATCATTGGTATTCGTGGCATTGGTGAGAAGAAAGCAAGTAAGATACTTGACACCACCCCAAGAAAAGACTGGGACAAAACCATTATCGAACTATATAAGAAAGAGTTTGAGGATGGTTATCACCGCGCAGTACAGAACACCCAGCTATTGTGGATGTTACAGCGTGACAAACAGATGCCAATGGATTTTAAATGAAACCTAAAAATAAAAAGAAAGACCCGTACCGTAGTGGTTTGGAAAGAACCTTCGCTACTAACACAGCAGGGTTTGGTTTTGAGTTTGAACCAGCTTCTTTACCGTACATCATGCACCGTAAGTACATTCCAGACTTCGTTAAGGATAATGTACTGATAGAGTGTAAGGGTTTCTTTCGTTCGGGTGATACCCTGAAGTACAAGTCAGTAAGAGAAAGTTACCCAGACCATGAACTTATCTTCGTTCTGTCTGACCCCTATAAGAAAGTACGCAAGGGTAGTAAATTGTGTATGGGGCAGTGGTGCTACAAAGAAGGCTTTGCATATTTTACAGTCAACGAATGTAGAGAACTAAAGAAGTACATGGGTTTGAGTGACTCCGATAAACAACAATACAGAGAAGAACATCTTAGAGGTTTATGATGAGTATCCTACTAGCCTCCCTTGTTTACTCTGAAGTAGAGGAGATTATGAGTTTTACAGAACTGTGTGAAAAACTAGAGCAGCTTGATGAAGAGACAGTCATGGAGCTACTTGAGATAAACACAGAAGATTTAGTAATTAGATTTGAAGACCGTGTAGAACTACACAATGAAAGGCTACAAAAGGAATTATAAAATGGAAGAGTACAAATTTAGTAGTACGCCATTTAGGATTGATGATTTTGATGGCTCAATTATTTTCTTCGGCTACCCACTGTTTGGTGGCTGGCTACCGTACATTGGTTTTATTACATTCATCAATGAGCGAGAAGAAAGTATGAAAACTTTTATGATGGAATGGTTTCTTAGAGGAATTATTTTACACAGAACTAAGGACGAAGATTGGTATGACGGCGACTAAGTTATTAGAAAAGAAAACAACGTACACAGTAGATTACCCAAAAGCTATTGACTACTGTGAGCAGCAAGAGTCCATATTCTGGACTTCCTCAGAAATTGAAATGGAGAAAGATATACATGACCTCAAAACTAATCTATCTGACGCTGAGTTACATGGCGTTACTACTGTTCTTAAGTTATTTACTCTGTACGAACTCCACGTAGGTAACGAGTACTGGTTGGACTACGTGCGTAAGACGTTTCAGCGTCCAGAGATACAACGAATGGCATCAGTGTTTGGTATGTTTGAACTGAACGTACATGCGCCATTCTACGATAAGCTGAATGAAGTAATGGGCTTAAAGACTGATGAGTTTTACAGTAGCTATGCTGATGACAAAGTATTGAAAGACCGCATGGCATGGATTGACCGTCAGTTTAAAGTAGATGACCCGTTATTAATTACTGCAATGGGTAGTATCACAGAAGGAGCAATCCTTTACAGCAACTTCGCCTTTCTAAAGCACTTTCAATCTGAAGGTAAGAACAAGTTAATGAACATGACAGCCGGGATTAACTTCTCTGTACGTGATGAGAACCTGCATAGTGAGGCAGGAGCATGGTTGTTTAAGACTCTTAGAGAGGAACTAAAGCCGTCTGAGAAAGATTACGCTAGGATTGTAAAGAAAATACAGAACACCTGCGCTCAAGTCTTAGAACACGAAAGCCGTATTATCGATATGATATTTGAGAAGGGTAACATCAAAGGTATCACTGATACACAGATGAAAAACTTTATTATGTCACGGTTAAACTTTTGTTTAAATCAACTGGACATAGCTCCTATGTTTACTGTAGAGTATGACCCTATTAGTCAGTGGTTCTACAAGAACATTAACAGTGGTTCACTACATGACTTCTTCACTAAGCAAGGTAACAACTACACCAGAGACTGGTCGGAAGGTAAATTTGCATGGTAGCTAAGGCGATGAAACCCAGTAAGGATAACCGCAAGAAGTTTGACATAGACCTAGAGTACGGAGAAGCAATGGAAGACTCTGTAGCAGAGATGTTACAGGGTAAGAAGATTGAGGTTAAGTCAGAACGCGGTATGTGGATAAAGACTGGTAACATCGCAATAGAATATGAAAGCTGGGGTAAACCATCTGGCATTGAGGCTACGGAGTCAGACTACTGGTTCCATAACCTTTGTGTAGGCGATGACATATTTGCAACATTGGTATTTGAAACGGATAGTTTAAGAAAGATTCTTGAGACAATGAAGGGTAAGCGGTCAGTTAGCGGTGGTGACCATAACGCATCTAGAATGTGGCTACTCCCATTGAAGAAACTTTTTGAGACAGAAACATTAGAGGCATATAAGAGTGGTAAAGCATAAATCAATTTACGAAGAACTAGGTGACGAAAGAAAGCAGTTACAGGAAGAAGGAAAACTACCTATGTGGGTTACTACACCTGCATGGCAGATACTTAAAGATAAGTACACAACTGAAGACTGTCCTGACCTATACTCAATCTACAAGCGTATATCCATTACGGCTGCTAGTCACATGTACGACAAGGAACATTGGCAGAAGGTGTTCTTTAACCTAATGTGGAATGGTTGGCTTGCTTGCTCAACACCAGTACTTGCTAACATGGGAACAAACAGAGGTTGCCCTGTATCATGCAGTGGTAACTTTATTGGAGATAGTGTCTATGAGTTTTACGAGTCACAGAAAGAGGTTGCAGTCCTTAGTAAGAATGGCTTCGGAACTAGTAGTTACCTTGGAGCTATTAGAGAACGAGGCACTCCTATCAGTGGAGGAGGATTGGCTTCTGGAGTACTACCAGTGCTTCGAGATTTTGTCCAACTATCACGCGATGTATCACAAGGAAATACTAGAAGAGGTGCATGGGCAGGATATGTGGAATTAGAACATGGAGACTTTTGGGAGATTGCTGACCACCTAGCCAATCACCCAGATGACTGTAACCTCGGTTGGTTGGTTACAGACTCCTTCATTAACCGCCTCGATGAAGGAGATGAGGACGCAGTAGCTCGCTATCAGAAAGCCATGAAGGTTAAGATGGTAACTGGTAAGGGCTACTTCGTTTTTATTGATAAGATGAACGCACAGAATCCACCAATGTACGCGGAGCATGGCCTGTCAGTTAAGGCTAGTAACTTGTGTACTGAGATTACATTACACAGTGATGAGTTTCATACGTTTACTTGTGTGTTAAGCAGTATGAACTTATCTAAGTACGATGAGTGGGCTGATACTGATGCGGTACACAATGCCATTATCTTCTTGGACTGTGTTGCAGAAGAGTTCATTAAGATGGGTCGTGGTATTAAAGGTTTGGAAAACGCTGTACGGTTTACGGAGAATGGTCGTGCATTAGGCTTAGGTACACTAGGTTTCCACACTTACCTACAGCAGAACATGATTGACATTGAAAGTTTTGAAGCACACAACCTGAACCAGAATATGTTCAAGGTTATTCAGAAGCAGGCTAAGGAAGCCAGCCAATGGTTAGCAAAAGCTAAGGGTGAGCCTAAGTGGTGTAAGGGTCATGGTGTACGCAATACACACCTACTTGCCATTGCCCCTAATAGCTCTAGTGCATTGGTATGTGGTTCTGTATCACAAGGCATTGAGCCAGTGTATAAGAACGTATTCGTACAGGGTAGTCCAGCAGGAGAGATTAACCGTATTAACCCGGTCTTGGTTGACCTGATGAAGTCTAAGGGAGTATACAGTGACGAGACAATCAATCAGATTATCAAGGACAATGGTTCAGTACAGCTAGTCGATTGGCTAACTGATGAAGAGAAGGCTGTATTCAAGACTAGCTTTGAGATTAACCAAGAAGTGTTAGTCAGACTGGCTAGTGCAAGGCAGAAGTATATCTGTCAGGCACAATCACTAAACTTGTTCTTCCCTAGTGATGTACCTGAAGCAGAGATTAGCCGTATACACAAGCTCGCGTTCAAAGATAAATGGATAAAATCGCTATATTATCTAAGAAGCGAGGCAGGTGTACGTGGCAGCAGTGGTGAATGTGTAGCATGTGAAGGTTAGTTACAAGGGGCTAGGTATTCTAGCCTCACCCTCACCAACAACTTTTTCTTTTTCTTGTTGGGCACTACTGTCAGTAGGAAAGGACTGTAGTAAATCTTGTAAGTAAGCCCTATCAGCCCTCATTTGAGCTAATGTAGCCACAGTATAGCCGCCAGCAGCCTGAATAGTTTTTATTGACTTATCTATATTTCTAATAGCAAAAGCCAATGTTTTTTTAGTTTTAGGGCTTGCGGCTGCTTTCCATGCCATAGACCCACTTAGATAAACAGCAGTACCCAAACCAAGACTAGCTGCTAACCCAAGACCAGCTTCACTGTGTACCCCATACGTAATAGTACCTACCAAAGCTAAGGGTGTTGTTGGTATAGATAGGCCAGTTGTTCTTTTAACGTTTTGTATAGCCCTGCCTAAAACAGTTGCTGCCTCTTTTCGTACTTTATCGTCTAAAAGACTGCCAGCACTCAGCAACAAACTTTGACTTTTCAAAGACTTTTTAACACCAGAAGACGGAGAAGATATAGATATTTCATCGTTTATATGTTTTCTCGAAACTTCCAATACGGATTTAAAACCAGCTCGAACACCATCAACATCAAAAGCTTTATTTCCCTTCATATCCCTAGCCCACTCATCTAACTCACGCCTTGCATCTAAAAGACCCCTCGGTGTATTAGGATATTTATCTAATAGCTCCTGTAGTTTATTTATGAACATTGGCGCATGTTTGTCAAAGCCAAGTGTTTTAGCTTCCGCACTACTTTCTATTAAGTTCTTTATTTTTGTTTTTAATCCTGCCATAACTAAGGGTTGGTCAATAGGTTCAAAGGGCAAAGTTTCTAAATCTTTTTCAAGTTTTTGTTTTTCTAACTCTGCTTGTTTGTACGCCTTATCCCTTACTACAATACTAGAACTTTTAGGGTTAAAGTTTAGTTCTCCCAATCTTTTTACAACTTCCATTTCGTAAGGACTTAAAACAGCTTTACGAGTTCCACCAAAAAGACCTCTTTTTTCTACCTCATAAGCCTCTTTAAGATTGTCAGGGGATAGTAGCTGAACAGCTCGTTTTTCTCTTCTGTTTGTGATTTGATTACCTGCCGCGTCTTCCAATTTATTAGATATGACATTAAGCCAAGTTGGTGATGTGTCATAATTTATGTTTTTAGGGCTTCGTGGGGCAAATAAAGAGGCAACATTAACTGCCGCACTTATATGCTGTGCAGCATTTGGGTTAGTTAATTCAAACTCTTTCCACGCTTTCGCGCCTTTATTAATAGCCTCTAAACCACGTTGACCATTTTCTGTGTTTAAAACTACATTCCAACCCTCAAGAAATTTTTGTTTGCCAGCGTCTTCTAAGTTGTCAGGTATGGCGACACTTATTCCGTCTATAACAGACTGAAGCACCTGACCACTAACGTCTAAAACACCACCAACAACTTCTTGCGTTATAGATGACGGTAGGCTATTTGTTGAGTACAGGTCATTTGGGTCATCAGCCCTAGCTACATCTTTTAAAAAGTTATTAACTCTATTTGCTAAATTTGTTTTAGCAGTTTCTTGTAAGTTTGTGGCGTAGTTTTTTGCCTTACTTACGGCGTTATTATTTATGAGCGATGTATCACCCATCGCCATTCTTTCTGTGTTACTATAAATAGGGTTATCAATTTCTTGTCCGAAAGCATTAGTAGCGGTCGCTTGCTTTTGTGTCTCAAACAGTTCAAAAAGTTGTTGAGCCGTAGAATTAGCAGGGGCTGTTACAATACTACCGTCCTCCATTTCAAATTTAGACGGTCTACTATTATAAATGTTATTCATATCTTCTGCGGTAGAACCTTCGGGTACTTCGATTATTTCACCATCGCCCATTTCTACTTTTATATTTTTAGGTAACATTTTATCAATTCCCTCCTGCTGCTTGTGCTGCTAGTTCCGCCTCTATTCTTTCTCTTTCTATAACCTCACTGATTTTTATAGGTGGTTTTTCTGCTCCAGCATTAGGAGTAGTTATACTATACCCCTCTTTTTTGTTATAGGCATCAATGTCGTTAGTTATCTCACCTAATACGTCCATTTTATTTGCAAACTTTGATAATTGAGCATCTAAGTCCATAGGAGCAATACCATTATTTTCTTCAATAAGTCTTACTTGCTCGTCATTGATGGCTTTTTTATAGTTATGTACTTTTTCATATGCTCTTAAAATAAGCATGTTACCTTCTGCAGTTTTTGATAACCCCGGAACGGAAGCTTTTAAGAAACTTAAATCTCTGTTTGAAGTAGAACCAGTTAGACCAAGACCACTATCAGGATTACGCAATATAAGTGCCATTTTGTTTGTAATAGATTCAAAGTATTGTGCTTTGTCTAGACCTACAGTCTCAACGCCTAATACATCAAGAATTCTTTTAGCTTGATTTATAGCACCTGCACCCAAGCCAGTTTTTAACTTGCCTTCTTCAAATAATTTTATAGCCTCTTTAACTTCTTGGTACTGTGTTGTACTTAATTGGAATTGTTTTGCTCTATCTTTAGCACTAATCTGCGCTAATTCTATAGCTTTCTCTCTACCTTTTACGTCTGAAGGTGCTATCTTGCCGTCCATTAAGGCATCAAAAGCATCATTAACATTGCCTTCATTAAAAAGCTTCCTAGTATTTTTCAGACTTTCTGGCGTGTAATCTTCGCTATTCACATTCAGTGATGTAAACCAAGCCCCATAAGAGTTAGGTTTATTATCTTTGGGGTTTTCTGCTATTAGCTCACCCGTTTCTTGGTCAACTAATATCGCGCCGTCTGCCAAAGTAACACCTCCTTTGCCTTTCTTTGCTCTTTCTGCTGCTTCTTCTTTAGATTTTGCTATCTGTAACATAGCACCACCTCTTTCAAAGTCGTCCAAGCTAAAGAATTTATTAGCTAACGTATAGTATGACGAAGCATCATCAGTGTCTTTAACTGATTCTAGTTCCGAAAGTACACTATCAATACCCTGTGCCCTAAGCATCTCGTCATCAGGACTTTTTTCCTTTGACATTTGACCTAGTTTACTACCAGCACCAATAGCTAAGGTCTGCAACAAACCTTGAAAACCAGTGTCAGTTTCGGATAATAGCTTTTGCAACCCCTTTTGATTTTCTAAGGTACGTTGTTGTGCTAATTTTTGAGCAGCCCCACCTTTAGACATCATGCCTTTTAAAACCCCCAGAGACGAGCCATCTTCTACTTGCTCTGTTTGTAAAGGGGCAGTAGTAGGAGCAGAAGTACCCTGTGAGTATTGCTGCTGTGCGGTTTGTAATAAACTTGGTATATTTTGTGCCATTATTTTTCCTTATCGTATAACTCTAGGGTCTTTACCATATACGCCGTAGTCGTTAGCGTTAAAAGTGGTGTTTCCTACATGTCCGCCCGCACTTGCGAACGGATTGCTAAAACCCCCACCACTCGCTAGGTACGCCTCCGCACCAGCCTGTAGTAACCCTTTAGTCCCAGCAGTACCACCACCGTAAGGTGTACCAGAAACCATGCCACCACGGATTTGTTCCATTTTTAAGGCAGCTAGTGCAGCGTTACGACTTTGTTCATCTAAACCTAATGCTTGATTTAACATACCAGACTGACCAACACCTAATTGCTGGAGGTAGTTTTGTCGGTTAGCTTCGTTTTGTTGGAAAGCAGATAAGGATTGATTAAACAACTGATTGCCTTCTTGCATGGCAGCAGCCCTAGACCCAGAGTACAGGTCAGTCATTGCTTGGCCTTGCCCTTTTGCTAAACCAAAGGCATCAGGATTAACCATGCCTCCACCTGTGCCAGCCCCTGCTGCATCACCAGATAGCATTAGACCCATGCGACCTGAGCCGAATAAGTTATTCTGTAGTTGATTTTGTTGTTGTGCAAACACTGGATTTAGTACGTCCATGCCTGCATTAAAATAACTTTGCGTAGCCTGTGCAGGGTCAAAGTTATAATTAAAATCAGCAGGTCGGTTCTGTAGCTCTTGTAGCTGTAGCTGTAGCAATGGGTCAACAGCATCTAGCTGTCTATTCATTATGCCAGCTAATCTAGGGTCGCCAGTATTTTCTATACCAAAATTACTTTGGTCTTTATCAATACTAATTTGCGTATCGTACAGAGGACTAGTAAAACCAAAAGGCTTCATAAAAGCATTTGGATTTTGCGTTGCTGCTTTAGGGGCTTTACCGCCCAACGCGCCTGTTACACTTTTTACTACACCACCCATTACGTACTCTCCTTAATCCATACAGGTCTATCCACACCGTCAAGACACTCTATAGTTTTATAATAATTAAAACCGTACATTTCTAAAAACCTCTCACTTGGTCTTTCGTTATTTTCAACATTACGAAGTACATATAAAATCTTATATTTATTAATTAATTTATTTACTTCTTTAGCTATTTGTTTCTTTGTAGTCTTGCTCCAGTTATAAACTGTGCAATGTATAAATTGTTTGCCATTCACTTCTTCTAAACTCATATTAAATCTATTTGTTTTAGCTACAGTTTTCATTAAGCTGTGCGCTTCCACATATATACTGTAATGTATGGTTGTAAGTTAGCGTTAGTACCATCACCAGTACCTTGACTACCTGTAGTACCAGACACACTGTGAGTATGAGTAGGTGCTTCACTTGTTAAACCATTAATTGCAACAGTGTCAGATGCAGTATTGACTGTAGCTGAACGCGAGCCGGGGTCGTAGTTTCTAGCAGGGTAGTTACTATCAGTCATAGTTTCACCACTAGCATCGCCATTATGAGAGAAGTGAGTGTGCGCTCCTTCTGCTCCTGTAGTAGCACTAAAGCTATGAGTGTGAGCTAGGTTAGCTTGGTTAGCACTACCACCAGTTTCTTCTAGTGTATCAAATGCTGCGTTACCACTATCTAAACCTACTAGTACGCGACCAGCAGCGTAAGCTGCCCATGTGCCAAAGCCTAGTAAAGTAGCTGGGTTAGTGGATACAGCAGCGTTACTGTAGATAGAACCCACTGGGTATACCGCAGCCATAGCAGCTTGTACGAAAGCAGTGGTAGATAGTTGTGTACTGTCCGTACCAAAACTAGCTGTAGGTGCAGTTGGTGTACCTGTAAGTGCAGCATTATTTTTATCTGCTTTAGAGTTTACAGCTACCTGTATCGAATCAAACTCGTCATCAATCTCTGTACCTTTGACAATCTTGTTAGCGTTACCAGTAGCCAGTGCATCTTTAGCTGCAAAGTCTGTGGTTTTAGAATAGTTACTCATTAAATAATCCTACCTTGTTTAGCGTAAACGTCTAGTTTTTGGACGCTTAGTAATGCGCCATCGATTGTTGTTTCAATACCTAGTTGTACTATTGAGCCTGTACCTGCTACTGATTGGTCTAGTCTTTCTAGTGCTATTCCTGACTTGTATTCAGCTACAGTTGCTGCATTAGCTCCGTACTCAGCTACTCCATACTCAGATACATCTGATTGGCTTAAAGTAAATGAAAAGCTAAAGTAGTTAGTAGTGTAGTCAAAACCACACTTTAAAGTAAATGCTTGGGTTGAACTACCAATAGCTGTAACTGCCGCACGTTTTAATAACTTGTTAATGTTAGGTTGGTCAAAGTCAAAGTGGTTAGTAAAGTAGGACATCAGATAGCTACTGCCGTTATCGTTATAGCCTTCGTACTCTGCAATACCATTAACTTGTGTTACGTACATCGTCTTAGATGTAGCGTCATACACGTAGTCAGTATGGTCTAAGTTATTCCAAGTAGTGCAACGTAATGAAGCATCTTCTAATGTACCACGAGTATCAAATACAAATATCTCTTTAGCCTCTGGTAAACTAATTAAGTAAAATGCTGCCTCCGGGAAGTAGCAAGACTTAATTAAACTTGAATTACTTTCCCTGTTTACAATGTCCATAAATGTATCTCGTACATTCTTAGACAAATCATTCATTGGCTGTGACTTCTCTTGGACAGTACGTCCTAGTGAACGTAAACCAGTAGCCGATAAAAAGATAATATCATCACCTGTGTTTTGTATACTGTCACGAGCGATACAACCCATACCACTAATTACTTCCACTAACTGTAAAGTATTTACATCAAAGCTGGCTTGAAAACTATCAGCGTCAGCAAAAATAATAATATGGTTTTTACAGAATACAATTAGCCTACCGTTATGCTCACCTAAGCCAGTAATAATATCTTGGCCTTTAGGTAGTATGCCACTAATGTTTAGTGTGCCAGCACTGCCTGTATTCCACTGTGCGCCATTTAGTAAGTTACTAAAGTAGACTGTAGTCTTGTTATTTGTAGTATCAGCAGCCCATAGACGACCAAAGGCAGACATAACAATATCTGCTGCTGGTGCTGTACCAGTGTAGTCAGCATGTTGGTCTATTGACTTAAATTCGTTTGGTGTAGTTTCGTTAGTGTAATACAGTGGTTTGTAACCACGTTGAAAGAAGTAGGCTCTGTCGTTTAACGTAGCACTAGACCAGTTACCAGCAGTAATAGTATCAGTGGTAGTTGGTGTACGTTCCGTTAATGTAGATAGTCCTGTGTAAAACTTAGTAGCACTCCATGATACTAATGTGTTAGTACCAACTATATCTAAGAATGGGTGCATACCCAAAAGGTTAGTGCTAGTACCACCTGAGCTAGTACGATACAGCCAGCCTTTACGTGCGCCTAGTCTACCAAACTCATCAATGATGCAGTTGTTAGCCTCTAGTGCAAAGCTAGGATTATTAGCTACACTACTCTCTTGGGTATTTAAACCTAAGAAAGCGGGAGCTACTAGTGATGCTGTTACTAAAGGTTTAGCCATTACACTGTACTCACTAGGTAAGGTGTTTCTTCAAAGGTTAGGATACAAGATACGCCTGTAGAACCTGCATCACCTGTAATACTATAACCAGATTCCAGCATTACATAGCCACCATCTTGCTTTAATTGCACAAAGTCTCCAGAGCCTAAAGACTTAGAACCTAATACAGTAATAGTTTCATCGTTTTCAATCTTAAGATGCACGTCACTAATTGTAGAACCTGTACCATTAGACACAAAAGCTAGTATCCACTTAG